CGAACACTTCCCGCCAAGCAACATCTAGATTCTCCCACGTAGGTGGATGGATCGGGTGCAGCACCTGCAACGTCGCATCCACTTTCTCGAACCGGTTCCTCATTCCGTTGAAGAACGGATACTGAACCCACTCTCGGAAGAATTCATCCCATAACGGCTTGTTAGCCGCCATGTCGAAGAATCCCACCAAGTCCGCATTAAAGAAAGGTTTACGAACCTTTCTCGAACGCTTCGAGGCCTCAGCGGTCGGCCCACTCTCCGTTCCCCAGTAATGGAGTTCGGTGTAGTGAACTGTACTTAAGAGCCCCAGCAGGAACGTAAACTTCGACGCACGGAACAGGACGGCCCGACTAACTTCTTCCCAGAGACGTCTTGCGACGTTCCAGGTGGACTCACCTCCTAAGTTAGCCTCACCACCCGGAGCCACAGAACATAACCATGCCTCAATAGACATGGGCCATATCCCGCCCGGGCGGTGCAAGAAAGCGATTAGGTTGCTGAGACGGTTCCCTAGACCCAACCCGACTGGCAATCGAGCCAGGTTTCGGTAGCCGAACCCCGCGTAGCGTGCTACGGCCGAGAGCCGGATCTCTCCGAATCTCTTACACTTCAGGACCAGCTGCTCGAGAGCGCCTACATTACGTAGGCCCACTAGCACTTCTGCTAGTGATACTGGACTGACTTCCCGCCCACGGATCCAAGTTCGCTTAGCGAACTCTAAGGAAGAAGTCACAGACACCAAGCTCTTGGCTAAGCTGATGTCCACGCCAATCTCCCTCATGACCCGTAGGTACTGCGCGGCTACGGCGCGGTCAGCGATGACCACGTCGTCTCCAAGCACTGCATAATCCAAGAACCAACCGGGTTCCTCTGGATATGCATTCGAAGCTGCGTACTGTACAATTGCATGATGCGTCAACGCGAGCATAGCCCACGATGACAGCGCACCCATAGGCTGACCAACAGCGTATTTCACGCTGTCGACCCCCAAGTTGTAGCTTTTCGCTATCTTCGGCAGTCTATATGGCTGTGACACCAATAGCTGAGCCCACAGGGCGGTTAGCTCGATACCCAAAAGCGGTTCCAATAGGTCCATTTGCAACAGCAATGGCAGCCTATCAGTAGCCGCTGACAGATCGAAGGAGGCTACAAAGCGCCTCTCATCTCCTCCGAACCTCTTAATCAAGCGTTCTATGGGCGCAACCTGATTAAAAGTCCCGTCCGTTACGATTAATCGTAACTTCGAGAATATCCACTTGTGAAGCGGTTCAACAAGCGTTTGAGTAAGGAGCGACACCATGGCGAAGACTCGGATCTTGCCGGGCTCCTCCTTGAACCCGAGCCGCCCGAAATCCCGTGGTTTCCCCCAGAGAGCGATATACTTAGCCAGAATTTCCTCCTGACTAAGCGGATCTTTCCCAGAAGGAGACTCGGTGACTTCCTCTCCGGATTCATTGAAATAGGTCCGCACCGGAAGGATAACCTTTACGGCTACCATTTCCAGTACTTTCCATAGTTTCTTCAGAACCCAGATCAATTCTACACCATCCACGATAGTCAGCCAGCGAATTAACGCTGACCGCATCTCAGGATGAGACCCAAAGAGGATCACATCCCACGGAAGCCCCATTACTGCGGCGAAGCCCCCCGAGTTAGGGGAGGCCTTCCGTATGAACGGTATAGAACGCGGATCGAGCCTCGTAGGTTTCAACTTCAGGTCATCCCCGGTGGTTAGCCGAAGACGCCGATAGAAGTCCGGTACCCAGACTTTCCAACCCTCACGGAACCCAGAAATATCAACTCCTGGGTCCGTGATTGTCTTGAGTTTCAACTTTCCTTTGAATTCGATCTCTCGGTAGAGACCGAACAGGGAAAGCCAAAACCCAATTATTCTAGCATCGCCCTGATAAATCAGCCGACGATGCTGGGGGTTGATCAAGCGCGGGATCCCGCGACGAGTCCGAGACACATTCGCCCCCAGGGCCCAAGGGCTATTATCCACCATGCCTCCCGCCGCGTGCTGTAACAGCACATAACAGGCTTTCAAGTACATGGCGAGTCCTCTTGGACCACTGGACTTGTAGATGCGTCTTACGTTCTTGGCATATCCAAAAGTAACCTTAACCATTGAGCTGCTCAATCGCCCAAAGACTAACGGGATCACTCGTAAGAGCAATCCCGCCAGTTTTACTTCTGATTTTACACAGAAGGACCAAGTCATAGTGTGAGGCACCAAACGTCCGTAAAGGGCGTATAGGTTTCTCATAATAATTCAAATATTAGTCTTACCTTTTGGGTTTGACCACTAGGACTCCTTCGGTTCCCCACTCCCTCCTGGGAAGGGTGGGCCGCAGGTCGCGTTAGCACGCTCTCGGTGTGGTTACCGATTAGGGTTGCTTTGACCGATGTCAAGCATAAACAAGCCCCCCAGGATTGCTCCTGGATTTCAGTGGTCACCGTTCCGTTGCTCCCTAGGCACTCCCGGGCTGCGCAAAGCGCAGGGGACCCTTAGCAACGGAGGGATCGCATCCTCCCACCCTTGTTTCCAAGGGCAACTCGTTCAGCGGCTCTTTCACCTTCAAAGGACCCCAACTTAGTTTGGGATCCGGTGCCCCAAAGTTCCCGTCTCCGGGACGAAGAGCCTCTCGGGAGGTTACCCGAGACTGATCCAGACCGCCCTCACGGGTTAGGCCGAACGGGGGTTCCCGCTCCTCCAACCTCTAGAACCGAAGTTCCAGCTACCTGGAGTGAAATTGATCCCTTTCGGGAGCCTCTTCTATGTTCCCAAAGTGGTCACCCACTCTGGTACTCTAACTTCTCCCTAGGACCCGGGTAAGGTCTTAGGTTAACATTTTACTAGGGTTCACACCCTAGTCTCCCCAAGTTAAGAAATTAATTTTGGGACAGCCAAACTAAGCTGCCATGGGGGCTCACCCCTCGTCAGCAGCAAAGGAAGGTTAATAGAACGCACAAGCGCTTAGGAACGCTCGCACATTTGTTCACCTAAGAACTCTACTGCTGCGAGAAGG